TATGTTTTAGAAGAAAAATTGATATTTATAATAAAACGATAAAATGGCAAATTTCACAGTTTCTCCTGGAGTAGCAATTAGCGAAATAGACAACACATTCTTAACAGGCCAGCCAGTTCAAGCAGGGGCAGCCATTATAGGCCCTACAGTAAAAGGTCCAGTTGAAAAACCAACCCTAGTAACTTCTTATTCGGATTTTCAAATGCTATTTGGGGATTCTTTTATTAGTGGTGGTAATGCTTATTCATATTTAACTTCAATTGCTGCTTACAATTATTTTAATTATGGAGGTACTTCACTTTTAGTAGCTCGTATAGTAACAGGTTCTTATATTTCTGCTACTAGCAGCTATATGCCCACAGGATCTAGTGGCCCAACTACAGGTTTATCCCCATTTGTTTTAGAAACTATTTCAGAAGGAGCTATTATGAACAATTCAGGTTCAGGAGCTTCAGGTTCATTACTTTTAGGAACTAAAGAAAACGTAAGATGGGAAATCACTAATGTAAATACTGGATCAGGTACATTTAATGTATTGATTAGAAGAGGAGATGACACTCAAGTTAATAAAATTGTTTTAGAATCTTGGAACAATGTAAATTTAGATCCTAATTCATCTCGTTTTATTGCTCAAGTAATTGGAGACCAAAAACTAAACTATGATGCTGTTAACAATCAAATGTCAGTATCTGGAAGTTATCCAAATAACTCAAGGTATGTTCGTGTAAAAGAAGTAAATTATACTACTCCAAACTATTTAAACCCAAACGGAGCTGTGTCTAACCCAGCATACACAGGTTCATTACCTGCTAATGGAAGTGGTTCTTTAGATGGTGCTTTTGGAGGTGCTGTAGGAACAATAAGCCCTATTGTTAATTTATATGATCAAATATCTACCAACACTCAGGGAGTAATGGGATATGATTACAATAATATGATTAATTTGTTTGGTAATCCTGAAGCATACCAATTTAACCTACTATTTACCCCAGGATTATTAAATAATACTCATATTGGTCAAATTACAAATATTATTACTAATACAATTGCTAGAGGTGATAGTATGTTTGTAGCAGATTTAGTAACATATGGAAGTACAGTTTCTCAAGCCATTACTCAAGCCCAAACTTGTGATACATCATACGCTGCTTCATATTGGCCTTGGGTTCGAATTATCGACCCAGCAACAGGAAAACATGTTTGGGTACCAGCTTCAACAGTAATACCAGGTGTATATGCATTTAATGATAAAGTATCTGCCCCTTGGTTTGCCCCAGCAGGTATTAATCGTGGTGGGTTAAGTACAGTATTACAAGCTGAATTAAAATTAACTCAAGCAAATAAAGATGCTTTATATTCTAATAATGTTAACCCAATTGCAACATTGCCTAAACAAGGAGTTGTAGTATACGGACAGAAAACATTACAAAAAGCTGATTCCGCTCTTGATCGTGTAAATGTACGTCGTTTAATGATTGAGTTAAAAAATTATATTCGTCAAATTGCTGATACCGTTGTATTTGAACAAAATACACTTGCAACAAGAACTTCATTTTTAAATAGAGTTAATCCATATTTAGAAGGAATTCAACAAAAACAAGGATTATATGCTTTTAAAGTAATCATGGATGATTCAAATAATGGACCAGCTGTAATTGATCAAAATCAATTAGTAGGACAAATTTATGTACAACCTACTCGTACAGCTGAATTTATCTCTTTAGATTTTATCTTATTACCAACAGGAGCTCAATTCCCAGTGTAAAAAATTTAAAAATTGAATATTTATAATAAAAGAATTAAATAACACAAAATGGCAATTTTAGATTATTCACAAATATTTTTTACAGCGTTTGAACCTAAACAGTCAAATCGTTTTATATTAACTATGGATGGTATTCCTTCATATTTAATTAAAGGAATGGCTGCTGTAACATTATCTCAAACAGCAGTACCTCTTAATCACATTAACATCCAACGATTTGTTAAAGGTAAAACAAAGTGGAATCCTATTATGATGACCCTTTACGAATCAATCACTCCTTCAGGTGCTCAAGCAGTAATGGAATGGGTACGTTTAGGACACGAATCAGTAACAGGCCGTGACGGATATTCAGATTTCTATAAAAAGGATCTTACATTCCAAGTTTTAGGTCCTGTAGGTGATATTGTTTCTGAATGGATAGTTAAAGGGGCTATTATTACTGAAGTTAATTTTGGAGATTACAACTGGGATGACGAAGGAACCCCAGTAAATATCCAAGTAACTGTTCAACCTGACTACTGCATCTTGAACTACTAATATAAAGTTAATTTTTTTAGTAAAAAGCTCCAAAAAAATTTGGGGCTTTTATTTTCTTTTAATATATTAAAGCTATGAAAACACTTAAAACACTTTTATTTGTACTATTAACTAGCTTTGTTTATAGTCAATATTGTCCATTTTTAGGACCCGATCAATATTTACCTTGTGGTGTAAACTCAACTACTTTAACCGCAGATTTAAGCCAATGTATTGCAGGTAATAACCCTAATCAAACAACAAATTATAATGTAGCTAATATACCTTATGTGCCTCAAACTAATACAGGTGCTTTAGTTGCTTTAGGAGACGATACACAATCAGGAACATTTAATATTGGATTTACCTTTTGTTTTTATGGACAAACCTATACCCAGTTCCGAATAGGATCTAATGGTTGGATATCATTAGGTGCAGGAGCACAACCAATAACATTTACATCTCAACCAATCCCAACATTAAATGCATTAGCACCAAAAAATTGCATAATGGGTCCATGGCAAGATTGGAATCCTGGAATAGGGGGACAAATCCGATACCAAACATCAGGTACAGCACCATGTAGAAAATTAACAGTAAGTTGGATCGGTGTACCAATGTATTCTTGTACTAATTTACAAGGAACATTTCACATAGTAATATATGAATCAACTAATTATATAGAAAGTTATATTGCTAATAAACCAAGTTGTCCACAGTGGGCACAAGGTACAGCAGTACAAGGCGTTCATAATACTGCTGGAACACAAGCAGTAACCGTACCTGGGAGGAATTCAACAGTATGGACAGCTGTAAATAATGCTTGGAGATGGACACCTAGTGGTGCGCCTGTTTTACCAACTTTAGTTTGGTACCAAGTAGGAAATCCTGTTCCTATTGCTCAAAATGTAAACCAAATTACAGTTACCCCTCCTCAAAGCGGAGCTTACTATACTTGCCATTTAGAATACCCAGCGTGTAATGCAGGATGGTCAACATGCAATGCAGGTGTAGGACAAGGACCAGATACAGTTCAAGTTGTTCCTGGCCCACCAAATTTAAATCAACCTAATTTTGTAGTAACAAACCCATCATGTAATGGAGATTGCAATGGATCAATTACAGTTAACCCAACAAATGGAACCCCTCCTATTGGATATGTTTGGAGCAATGGCCAAATAACACAAACCATAAACAACTTATGTGCAGGAACGTATACAGTAACTTTAACTGACATAAATAACTGTACTATAACAGCAAATACTACTTTAATTGATCCTCCTGTTTTACAAGTACCATTAATAACTGCAACAAATCCTATTTGTTTTGGAGATTGTAACGGTACAGCAACAGCAAACCCAACTGATGGTGTTGCTCCATACATTTATTTATGGAATGATGGACAAACAACCCAAACAATAACTAATTTATGCGCAGGAACTTACAGTGTAACAGTAACAGATGCAAATGGATGCCCTGCTTCAAATACTATTGCGCTAGTAAACCCTCCAATGGTTGTAGTAGGAAATATTACTTCATTAGACACTATATGTTATTTATCCCCTAATGAATTTTATTCAGTACCAAGTTTAGGTGCAGGATATTCTTATAATTGGACTAGTATAGGAAATATTACTTCAGGTCAAGGAACTAACAACATTACAGTAGATTGGTTTACATTACCTGCAGGATTTATACCTGGAGCCGTTGATGTTATAGCGATAAATCAATTTGGTTGTACAAGTTTACCACAAGATGTAGATGTGTATATTTTAAACATTTTACCTACGATAGATTCGATTACTCCGTTATGTGACTATGATAACTGTGTAACATTAACTGGAGTTCCTGTTGGAGGAACATTTATAGGAAATAGTGTTAATGGAAATTCATTTTGTCCATCACCATCAATTGCAGGATCTAACACGATAACATATACTTACGTACAATCAAATTGTACTTTTGATACTACTCGCCAAATAACTGTTTACCCTAGACCTATTATTTCATCTATACAAAATAATTTAGGAAATTTAACATCTGAATTTATAGAATTGTGTGAAGGCGATAGTATAGGCAAAGTTTATAATGCAACTGTTTTAGGAGGTGGAGATGTAGTATGGGTCTTAAACCAAGATAGTATTATTAATCCAACATTACCTATTTCATGGAACAGTTTTGGATCATTTACTTTTTCAGCCGTAGGATACCAAAATGGATGTGTATCATACCCAACATCATATTTAACAACTATCCAAAGATGCCCTGAAGAACTAATTTACATCCCAAACACATTCACCCCAGATGGAGATGAAAATAATAATATATGGCTCCCAGTATTTACTTCAGGTTTTGATCCACAAGATTTTTATTTAACGATTTACAATAGATGGGGAGAATTAGTATTTAAAAGTTATAATAGTGCAGTTCCTTGGGATGGAACGTACAATAATACAAAATGTCAAGATGGAGTTTATACTTGGGTTATAGTTTATGGAGATAAAAATACAGATAAAGAAACATTAATTAAAGGAAGTGTTACCCTTATTAGATAGTACAATATTTATAATAGTATGAAACTGAATCATTTACGCACTTTAGTTAAAGAGGAACTTAATAAGCGACTAAACGAAAAATACCAAGACAAATTTAAAATGGTTGGTATGCTTATCTCTAATATTAAAAAACGCCCCCAAAAAGAAATATTTTCTGATATCCGCTCAATTCCTGGAATTACAGTAGCGTCTTCAAAAGAGCCAATGCCATATAATGAGCAAAACACAGAAAAATTTCAAACTATTATGACAATTAAAGTTGACGGTTATCCTTGGATTGCAAAAGGTGGTTTTGATCGTTCAAAAATGGAAGAAATTCGTAAAGCAATATTGAAAGTAGAAGGAGTTATATCATATAATGTAAATCCTGATAATATTTCTTCTTTTTAATATATGTATATAAAACAATTAAGTTATATTAAATAAAAATTATGGAAGAATTTAAAACACCAACTGAAGAAATCAAGTTACCCTCTAAAGGTTTAGTTTACCCCCCAGAAAATCCTTTATCTAAAGGAGTTATTAAAATGAAATATATGACTGCTAAAGAAGAAGATATTCTTCTTAATAGCAATTATATTAAAACAGGTGTTGCTATAGATAAGTTATTAAAAGCACTAATTGTAACTCCAATTGATTATAATGATTTAATCGTTGGTGATAAAAACGCAATCATGGTTGCAGCTCGTATTTTAGGATACGGTCCTGAATATTCTTTTGAATATGATGATGAGTCATATAATGTTGATTTATCTCAATTAGATTCCAAACCATTAGATGAATCTTTATTCACCCCAGGAACAAATGAATTCAGTTATACTTTTCCGTTTTCTAAAACAGAAATTACCTTTAAGTTACTTCAACACCGTGATGAAACTAATATTCAACGTGAATTAGACGGTCTTAAAAAAATTAACAAAGACGATTTACCTGAATTATCTACGCGTTTAAAATACATGATAACTTCAGTAGCTAAAACTCGAGAAACTAAAACAATTCGAGAGTTTGTAGATAAACATCTCTTAGCTCGAGATGCTAAGTCATTAAGAGCACATATTAAAAAATTTCAGCCAGATGTAGATCTAACTTTTTTTCCCTCCGGCGCTACCGATAGAATCAGTATCCCAATTGGGATTAAGTTTTTTTGGCCTGACTTCGAACAATAATCCCGACGAAGTTAAAATTAGTATTTACAAACAAATCCACCAGATTTGTTTCTTTGGAAAAGGCGGATA